CCACCCTTACAAGCAGAAACACCCCTGATTTAAAGGAAATATGCAGAAATGATATATGTTATAAGTACTTAACAGTCAGTCCTACTGCATTGGGTGCACAGTCCTGTGCTGCCAATACCTCTGGGGAAGTTTGTTTCTGCTAAAACAGTGAACAAACGACAAATTACAGTCTTGGATTCACAAATATTGAACTCCGGATGTATAATTTTCTGCCATACTTGGTCCAGATTCGTTTATCGATCGCATCACTAAAGTGTGTTGCTTCTTCTGGCAGAATTTTCTCTTTACGTTCGGAACTTTTGTCCTTCTCAAACTTACCATTACGCTCGATGACCTTTGTATTGTTCATTGATATAATGGTGTATTTGCAGTTGCGACCATTGAAGATAACTTTGGGGAATCGCGGATCTTCTCCCTTCAGTATGTTCATCCAAAGCAGGTATTTGTCGTGTTGAGGTGGCTCCATGCCAGGATGAGATTTGATTTCAACTTTCCATCCCTGCTTATCGAGATACTGAACAGCCTGGTTGTTGTACGACAGAGAATCTTTTACATTAGGTTGCCTGTTATCGCCATACTTGTCACGATAAAAGATTAATCTGCGGGTTGGATGAGATTTATAATAATTGGAGAATTGCTCCACTAAATCGGTTATCATTACTTTGTTTAGCTCCTGCGGTTTGTTGTAGAACTCGTTGATAAAACAATCAACCGGTTCAGCTAATTTGGTGGCAAAGTTAAAATTGCGCTCCTGGCCTACACTAAAAAGGTTAATCTTCGAGCCCCAGTCCGGAACTATCTCCAATGGCCTCGATGGATCACAATCCAAATCATAACGACAATCCGGAGTTTCAAGGCTGCCAGCGTCCCAGTTAGTGTTATCTGCAACCCCGCGAATGTAGTCATCATTATAAGCATCATAATAAATGTGTTTTTGCGGATCTAAATGATAATAGCAGTCCTCAACCCTATCCACAATCCAGTTTAATATCTCGATCATGAATGTAAGCATCGACTGCTTTTCGTATTCGCGCATGATGTACGAGAATCCCAGGTTCTCAACATTATCGAGCGCATTGGCAAGGGTAAACAGCACGCCCGACTTCGAAACAAACGGAGTTATCTGCCTTTTCAGTCTCACTATTTCATTCCAGATATCTTTAAATAACCTCGGGTCGTTTACCGCTTTTGCCTCAATTAGCTGAAGTTGCATCCTAACTATACGGTTCCAGATATCGAACAGCATTATACCCGCCTCCGATTCGTAGTATTTACCGTAATCGAGCAACCAGCGTTGTTCTGGGGAGTAAGGCATTGATGAAACATACCTGAACCCATGGTGCTGCTTAACCGGCTTTGTCGATTTATAACCAAAATGCTCCTCATTGCCACGGTTTGCCGGCGAAACTTCCTGATCATATCTATCTTTAATCAGCGTAAGAGCTTCATCAACAATCTCACGGTCGAGGTTGGGGCCGCGGCTTGATCCTTCGCGCTCCTGGCTCAGCATAAGAAACCCTGTGCCGTTAGCAAACTGTATGAAATTCTCGTATTTGGTTACTTTCTCGTAAGGGGTAACAGACCATCCTTTGGGTGGCCTGCGTCCAATCACATAATCTTTATCCTTTTCGTAACCTATTTTTTCAAGAAATTTAAGCGCCGATGGCAAAGTCCGGGTATAAATTTGTCCGTAGGTGCGGCCAGTCATAGAACTTACCGACCGCGGCATATCACGAACAATTCGGTTCATCTCCCACCCTATAATGTAAGATTTGCCGGTTCCGCGCCCATGTATGTCAACTTCGCTGCGAGCCATGTTAACAACGCCAAGCAATTGCGGATTGTTAAGTTCTATCAGTTCCTCTATCATGAGTTCATTATCTCAACAGCGCCCTGTTCGTCTATTTCGCGGCCACCAGAAAGCGCTCGGTTTAGTTCATGCAAAGTATCTTCCGGCAGGTTGTGGAGGTTGTTCAGGTCAATCTTTATATTTTGGTTATTAATATTCACCAAAATATAAAACTGATGTTTTTCGTTGCGTTTCGGGTCTGGAAGTTCATCGGGCCGATTGCCTATGGCTTTTAAAAGATTGGCATGTTCCATGGCAATAACCCGGTCGTCCTGGAAGGTGTTCCGGTTGCGGCAACGCTTAATGGTTTCTGTTATATCGTTAATAATCCAGCTCAGCCAGAAATCATAATCAAATTCGTGAAAACTATTGTAAATCTTCCGTGCCAGCCGTGCATCGCGGTAAGCCGTGGTTTCGCTGATGTTGCTGAACTTTGTGCGGTGTATGGCAACTGCATGTTTTATGGTTGGGTTTTTATCGAGAACCTTTGACATGGAAACCAAGCGATCCATCTCCTCTTTCAGATAATCGGGCAATGGCGAATTTTCAGGGTCGATAATGTGAGCCTTTATGACTTCATAACGCTCGTCTGTTAATGCTTTTCTTGTCATACCTGCGATTTATTAAAATAATCAATCATTGTGCTTTGTGCCGGGTTGCTGCCATTTAGCGCAGCCTGTTTAACTGCGGTTCTTAACTGTACTTCTGCTAAAAGTCTTCCTCTGAAGTATGCTTTTACAAACGGATGGTTGTTTTTTACACTTATGCACGAGTCGAAATAATCAGCCGTTTCGCTATCCAGTTCCAGCACCACGCAAATGTATTCAACTGTAAAAAACAGTCCTGCCATTGCTTCCACTTCCTTAAGTTGTTCCTCTGTTAAATTCATTTTCAAGGGCTTTATAATCAAAATCAAAAACTTCTTTACCGGTAAAAATGGTACCTCGCTCCATTTTGGGGTTGTCGGTGGCATTCTGACTGGTTACAATCGATATCGTCCACTGCTCGTTCCACAGCAGCGCCACCTTAGCGTGAATCGAAGAGCAACGGTAATTAAAACACTGCGTGAGCATCTGGAATGGTTTCGGGCTCATGCTTTTCACCCGGTTATCAACAATCACCCTGAACGAAAGCAGTTTCTGTTGCTCAATTCGCTTTTGCAACTGTTCAATGCTTTTTTGCGAGAACGAGTACGAGGTCATAAATGCATGAACAGGCCCTGTTTGTTTCATGAGGTGCATCATCAGCCGCACCAGGTTAAAATTTCCATAGCTGTAATAATGCGTGGTTTTGCCCTGCGTAAGTTTGCCAATGGCTTTGGTAAGTGTGCGCTCCTGGTCGTCAACAAAACGCGGTTCCTGACCGTCGTCAACCAAAGTAACCGGCTGCTCACCTTCCGGCAACTCCTTTGAAACCGCCTTTAAACTTTCAATTATATGTGATGGCTTAATGAGCATTATTATTTTTATAATCTTCCTGCATTCATGCATTCATGCATTCATGCATTGTTCTCTCAACTTCCTATCAATTTTCTCAATCTCCCTTTCCCTCGCTTTTATCCTTTGCTCAATCATTTTGCGTTTAGGTCCATCGGGCATAGTGGCCGGGGTATCGGCTTTTTTCTGTTGCTGATACACAAGCAGGTTGCGGTCCTTGGTGTTCGATGTCTGCAGGTTCTTTTTCATCAGCCTCAGTTTGTCGGCATCATCGGGCAGTTGTTCAGATTCAGGCGGCTTTGGCCATAAAATAGCGGCATCGGGCAATGCACCTGTTTTTTCGAAAGCCTCCAAATGGGAGTAAAGTTCTTCCATACGCGAGGTAATCAGCTTTATTTCGCCAAGCAGCTTTGCCCTGGCATCCATGTTGGCGGTGCTGTTTTCTGTTGGCACATCGCCCATCGCCTTGTGCTTCATGCTCCGCTGATTATACAGCTCGCTGTATTGGTGTTTAATGCGGCGTATAACAAGTGGGTAGCCGGTTTCCGGTTCAGGTTCCAGGTTACGGGTTACAAGTTCTTCAATTTCTAATTTTTCATTTCTAATTTTTAATTGATCCCCTTCAATTTCTAATTTCGCATTTCCATTTTTTAATTTATCCCTGCTCAACCCCACCGCTTTTGGCAATTCATACTCCAGCTTGTCTCGGCCATACTTCTCGGTTTTCTTCATCAGGGTATGTACCAGAACTTTGTTTTTGCTGAACATGCCAAGCAGCATCACTCCCCGCTGGTATTCGCGGCCACTGTGCCACCAGCGGGCCACCTCTCTTTGTTGTGTATTCATAGTTCTTTAATCGTTTGCATAATTTTAAATTCCATCTTTTTTCGAAGTACATCTGTTTCGCCCATTTCAAAAAGCCGCATCAGGTTTACATGCTTGTAGTATTTTGCAAAAATACGTTTGCCATCATCCCAGGGCTTTCCGTTCAGTATCCAGTTGTACAAGTCGAAAACCTTATCTTCAGGGTCGTTTTTTTCGTAGCGGCCGCGCTCATAAAAAGTATCAATCAGCCACCATTTAAGCGCATGGTTCAGTCCCTGGTCGTTAAAGCTCAAAAACATAGGAGCAGAGAGCATGGAGCGGAGAGCAGAGAGCGGGTAGTTTTTGAAAATCTTCTTTTTCTGGTCCGTCAGAAATTCACCATCGGGGTACATCGCGTTTCCGTACAGGCTTTTCATGGTATAGCCTATGCCCTCGCTGTAATTAAACCTGCCCATAATTTCGGGGAAAAGATGTTTATTGAAAACAATGGGCGTATGGCAGTCGAAATGCAGTGTTGAGCAATTGTACTCTTTCAATACCTGCATCGTGCGTTTCAGGCGACCGCGCCAGTAGTTCAGCGTCCAGTAATCGGGCGCAAAAGTGGTCATGTCGCCGTGGTGCAGCGCCGGAACATCGGCGGCGGCAACCGGTTGCAATACCAGGTGGTCGTCGTTAATAAAAAGAAAATCATCGCTCAGCTCCTCACGTTCGCAGGCGGCAATCACTTTGGTAATTATATTGCCATCGGCATTAATAGCAGGTTCAAAAATATCAACGGCGGGTACATGTATCACATTTTGCAGAAAATCAGGACATTCACCAACTACATAAATATTGCGGAACTCCTTCAGGTTTTTCTCCAGGCTGCGAAGCGAAAACCTGAGTTCGTTATCGTTCCACCGGCTGCCGGTTCCAAGTACATATACTACATCAATGGGGCCCATTATTTTTTTTTAATGTTGTGCTTTTCGTAATAGTGGTCGATGGCGTTTCGTTGCATCTCCTGTATGGTTTCGGGTTTGTAAAGCTGCCTGAAGGTGGTGCGGTGGTGGTGCGGAATTACAAGGTCCTGCACCAGCGCCATAGTGTAACCGGCATTCAGCACCCGGCGGCAGTAATCGTCGTCGTCGCCAAAACCAACGCCAAAGTTTTCGTCCAACAGTCCAACTTTTTCAAAAACTTCGCGCTTAAACAGGGTGCAGAAAAACGCGAACATTCCGTTGGTGCGTATCACATAACCGGTTTTTCCCTTGGGGTATTTTCCCTGCCACGAGTGAGGGGTGGTGGTTAGCGGGCCCGACATCCCTGTTTTGCGGTTTTCGTTCAGCGGCCTGTACAGCTTTTGCAACCAGTTCGAAACGGCTTCGGTATCATTGTTCATCAGTATAATATATGGGGCAGTACTGGCCGTTATTCCCTGATTGGTAGCTTTTATAAATCCCATGTTTTCAGGGTTGCTGATAAGCAAATGCGGCATAGTTTCCAATACCACCATCACCTTTGCCAATTCTTCGGGGTTCGATCCGTTGTCAACAAAAATTACCCGGTAGCTAAACGAGTGCTGTTTTATGCTCAGCAAACAGTTAACCGCGTAGTCGGCCATGTTCCAACTCGGGATGACGATATCGAAAATAACTTTAGCCATATCAATTAAAAATTAAAAATTAAAAATTGTAAATTAAGGTGCTGGTACATGTCTGCACTCCAATCATTTATCATTTTTAATTTATCATTTATCATTATAAAACGTCTTTTATAAACCCAAACTCCCCTTTCATTTGCAGCAGCCTTTCAATGTGCAGCTCTATTTCATTCTCGTTGTGCCCGCCCATGTGCCCAATGTGGAAGTGGTGTTCATCCTGATGGAAAAAAACAGGCAGCTCCGGCGGTCGGCGGTAATCGTTGTAATGCTGGTCGGCTACCCAGTACCCAAAATCGAGCAGTGCACGGTATGTTCCGTCGGATATCTGCCAGCCCGGGGCCTTAAATCCTTTTGTTAGTTTCAGGTGGTCTATTCTGAATAAATACTGAAACGCCTGGTCGTAAGTCCACTTTTCACATTCGCGCGGTGTTGGGTGCAACCACCCATGCGGAATCATATCAATATAATCAATCGCTTTTACCTTTTCAATAAAGGCATCGGAGCACAACCCAACCACCGTAAACAGATTAAAAAGCATACCTGTTTCATAGTGTAGCGCTGCAAGCACATCCAGCTTGGCATTCCCTTCATGAAAATCGTCAGCGTCAATTATTACCATTGTTTAAGAAAGTATATAAAATGATAATCACCAACCACTTCGTAGGTTGTTACTCCGTGAGGTTCAAAAAACGAAACGAGGTCTTCGCGGGTAAATTCCCATATATGTTCCGGGTAATCGCCATGCTTTTTTGCATTTTCGCTATTTGTGTCAACGGTGCTCAGGCAAACCCATCCGCGGGTTATGCGGCAAAGCTCGGCACAAAATGCCGCAGGGTCTTCCATGTGCTCAATTATTTCGCCTGCAATTACAACATCAAAGCTGCCATCATCAAAAGGCAACCGCACCTCGCATTCGCCAACCAGGTAATTTATCTCAGGGGCAATTTTTTCAACTATTTCTTTGGCTGTATAGCTTTGGTCGTAAGCGGTAAGACTGCATTTGAGCGGCGTTTTTTCGGCTATATACTGCACAGCGCCAAATACACCGGCGCCAATATCAATCACTTCGTCGTAGTTTTTCACATCCCGTATCAGGGCGCGCATCCTTACGGCATCGTACCACGGACGGGTATTAAACTCCTCGCCCCAAATCTTCTCGTAATACTTGGCGTCGTCGATCTTCTTTTCGTGAATACGTCTCATTTTTAATTTTTAATTTTTAATTTTTAATTTTTTTCCTCCTCCCACTTCCTTTCAAAATACTCCGGATACCTTGCCGCCTGGCCAACAGTTGTTTCGTAATGGTTTACCACCAGGTTCTCGATGTATCCTTTCTGAATTCTGTTTATCCGGGCCCATTCACAAAAATCGTCATCTTGCCCCCACGCTTTGGGGAGTTCCAGCGGGTAACGGTATTGAGCGTAAATTTCAGCCGCCACAATATGAAACAGGCCGCCAACTATGCCGGTAATACCAATGTTGTAACCTGCAATCTTAAATGTTTTTACCCTTTGCGGCTGCTTGTTTATTCCTTCAACCCGAGGACTTAATATCATTTGCATTTTCGTTTCCTTCATGGCGGCAACAAGTTGTGAAACATGCTTAAGTATGTTTTTTGTCCACACCTCGCAGTCGTTGTCCATTTTAACGATGATGTCATATTCCGATTTGAATATTTCATCCAGCATCATATTGCTGCCAACGCTGATGCCAACATTTTCGGGCAGTAATATCACTTTTTTAAACCGGATTTCGTTTTCCTGAAGCCATTGAGCCGTTCCGTCGGTACTGCCGTTATCCGCAATGTAATGGTCGTAATCCATTCCAGCCTTATCGCGCAGTGTATCAAAACAGTGTTTTGTATATTCCAGCCGGTCCCTGGTTAATGTGTAAATAGCTATCTTCATGCACCAATTATAAATTGTAAATTAAAAATTGTAAATGGTTGCATTGCAGTCATGCCCGTTTTCCAGTAATTTATCATTTCGCATTTTTAATTTTTAATTAAATCCCATGCTTCCCCTTTATCGCCCCAATTGCTTCCTCCCATCCCACCGAGCTGCGGGTAATACCGTAGCGCACCGGCGTGGTAAAAATCAGGCTGCCAACATATTTTCCCTTGTAGCCCCGTGCAAGCATGGTAAGCCATACATCCCAGTCCTGCAGGCGCTTTATTTTTTCGTCCCACCGCGGGTGATGCGCCGTATGTACAATGCTCATGGTCGATACATAATTCCGGCGTTTCAGTTCCGCGGCATCCCACTCTTTGTTGCACCATATTTTGCCATCGAGATCATAACTGCCGTAGGCATAGCTTATGTCGGGGTAACGCTGCAAACAGTTCATCATTAGTTCCAGCGCATTGGGCCGCCAGTTAATATCGTTATCCGAAAAAAGCACATAGGGTGTGTGCACCAGGTTAAGGCCTGCATTGCGGGCAACATTGGCGTTCAGGCTGTCGTCGTTAATAATTATAATATCGAAATCGGTAAATGTCTGCAGGTAAAGCGTGCGGATGGTCAACTCCGGCGACTGTCCCTGTTTGTTTGGAATTACGATGGTCAGTTTTTTTGTTCTCATGTTTTATAATTTAAAAAGGCAAAGGGCAAAGGGCATGGGGCAAAGCACCCTGCTCCTGTCTCTTCGCTCTTTGCTCCATGCTCTCATACCAAATGATTTTTAAACCCGGCTCCTTCTTTCAACCTGAAATAGTGAAAAATGTATATCCCTCGCATCAGCCTTATTTTCAGTCCGGCTTTCAGTATGGCGTTGCTTATTTTGGTGTCAACACCAAGTATCTGTTTTTGCTGCTCCTGTACTTTCCGGGCCACTTCTGCGCGGATAAGTGTCCATGTTTTTTTTTGAATAATCAGGAGGTGGCCCGCAATGCGTTCATTTATTTCTTTTACCTCCCCGTTCAGCTCCTTATATATAGTTTCGGCCTGCCGTCGGTGGTACAAAATATCGCTGTTGGCGGTTTCGGTGCCGCGACGTATCTGGAACTGGTAACTGCACCGGCTGGCATAACAGGTAAACATGCCCGTATCGGGGTATTTATCGGTATATGTTTTTACCTGGTGCCCAAAATTTGGCAGCAGAAAAGCCGTGTCGCCATCCATAAAACAAACCCAGTCGTTGGGATTGCTCACCAGGTTCATACAGGCATCGTAAGCCTCAAAAAGCTTCTTGTTAAAACTGTATGGTGTAAAAAACCAAATCATACCTCTTTTTTCTGCTAATATACCGGGCAGAAATGTGGGCAGAAAGGACAGAAAAAGAAAGTAGGCAGTTATAAGTAGGCAGTCGGGGTGGCGGCTGTTCGTCCCCCTTGGGAAAAGCCCGCCTGACTGAAGCATTCGGGCAGGGGGGAATAAAAGGGGGAATTAGTTGTGATTGGAAACAAAAAAAAAGCCCCCCCGGGCGGAGAGACTTTCTTAACGTGATTGATTTTAGAAATGGGTTTATCCATTCATCTGTTTCTTTTTCCTGGTGCGCGGTTTGTTCAGTGTTTCGCGTTTAGTGTTCAGAGAACTCTGAACTTCAAACTCTGAAACCTGAACTTCCGGCTCCGAACTCTGAACTCCAAACTCTGAACTTTGAACTTCAAACTCTGAACTCTGTACTCCATACAACGCCCTTTTTCCTTCTTCGGTGATTTCCAGAAACTCAAAGTCTGTTTCGTACAACGCTTTGCAAGTTTCTATCGGTATATCATCACGCGAGAAATCGAGCGTACCGTAACCCTGCACAATTACTTTGCCGGGAACCAGCTTTACCAGTTTAAAGTAACGGCGCCACATACTAAGCGCTTGCGGCTGGTGTTAACGGAATGGTACCGGTGTAAGTATAAAGGCTGGCGGTTTTGTAGGTGAATTCCATAGAAATTCCCCTTCGGCCTGCAGTTTCGCGGCTGGTACCTGATCCATCAGGAGCGCCGTTGTAAATGGCTGCGCGGGTATCATCACCCATCAGGTAAAACTGCCCGTCGTTGTCTTTTACAATAAATACCAGGTTCTCGTTTTTGGCGTAGTTAATAAAGCCAAGCAGCGTTTTCTTCAACCCCGGGTTGAAGAGGCGCAGGTGAGCAACAAAACTTTTGCCGTCCATTTCGCCAACACTTTCCATTTCATACTCGCCAGTGTCGTCGGTAATGTAAATCGAGTTCATTTTTTTACCGGTTTTCAAAACGATATTACCGGTTAAGGTGCCGTTTTCTTCGAGCGTGGCAGGCGAAGTTGGTTTTGTTGGCCAGCTTGCCACATCACTCCATGCGCAGAAGTATGCTATCTGGGCAATACCTCCCATATTCTGACCATTATTAAGTTCCTTGTTGATATCTGTAAATTCCATGATTTATTTCCTTTTGTTAAATGTGGTTACTATACCGATCCAGAACCTGTTGCTCCAACAGTTGTCCAAACGGCCTGGTTAATGCCAAAGCCTAAACCTTCCCACCAGTCGGCCATAATGGCAACCTGCCTTTTGGCTTCTTCAACTTTAAAGTTGTTTTTGGTGTTGGTTTCAGGAGTAACATGAATGAGGTTGGCTTTTGGTGTACACCAAATGTCGTTTTCTCCGGTCATACATGCGAGTGGTTTCACGCTTTGTGGTGTGAAATCAATTCCGCCGTCAATCTGCGCGTCGCTGGTTTTCTGGTAGAATCCTTGGGCGCGTTTGTCCTGCATGTATTTTTTGTACCAGTAACGGCTCATAAATACATTCATTTCAACTCCCTGGTAAACTTCGCTGATAGCGTCGGTGAAAGCTTCCACCTGGTCGAAAATGGTGGCGGCATCCAATGCGCCAATTGTGTTAACCACGTTAATGGTTCCGGCAGCTACACCGTCGGTAAGCTGTTTTTTCAAACCGTTCATCGCGGTTCCGTCAACACCGGCAACTCCTGCACCCGGAGTAGCATAAATACCTTTATAGTATTCATTCAGCTCCATGTCGCGGTCGACCTGCTTTTTGTAGTAGTCTTCGAGCAACCATTTCACCAGCGGCCAGTCTTTGCGGTCGACTTTGGCGGCGGCCAAAAATCCAAGCCAGTTGGCTTTAATTTCGTCGGGATAAAATTCGTCGTCGATTTTAATGTTGTACACCCTGATTTCATTCGGCACAATGGTTAAACCGCCTTTTTGCGTGAACGCTTTCTGGAAAGGTTGCACAAGGCTGTTAAAAGAAGCATTTCCAAGGCGGAAAATAGTGTCGTTGCTTTTTATCGGGGTCACGTACTGTTCCAATTCGCGTCCCTGTGTAAGCAAGCTCAGCAACCGGTTCTTGTTTTGTCCGGCATCAATGTAATACGCACCGTATTCTGATACAATGCTGGTAGTGGTAATTGCCATAATTAATTATTCTTTAAAAGTTTGTGTTTACACGTTTTGGTTGTGTTCGAGACTGTCAATCATTGCCCAGTCAACTTCATTTCCCAAACTTCCGGCAGGATCTTCCGTTTCCAGAATTCCCTCAGATATTGCCCCCGGTTTGGCGGCAAGTATTGCGCTAATAGCTGCTGCTTTTTCCGCGGGGGTTTTGGCTGCTGCTACAGTTCCGTCAATGGCATCGAACAATGCAATGGCGGAAGTGAGTTCGTTTTGTGTTGTGTCGCGGTCGGTAACTGCGCTTTCGCGTTCGGCGGCGGCGGCGTCGCGCTCCGTAACGGCAAGGTCACGGGCGGCAACAGCTTCATCGCGTGCGGCAATGGCAGTATCGCGTTCTGCGGTAACCTGGTTAATTTGCTCAAGGGCGTCTTCAATTTCTGTGAGCTGCTCCTCGTTTAAACTAACCACTTCGTCAACCGATTCGAGAGACGGAACTCCCAGCACGGCATTCAATAAAATGAATTGTTTCATACTCGAAATATTTTTTGTTATTTGTTGTGAATTCGAATCCTCTTCGGGTTCGGCTAATTGGGCGGCCCTTATAATCGCGGTTTCAATGGCGCCAATTGAATCGACAAAAACACCCATCACATCGCGGGCAAAAAACACTTTCCCTGTAAGGTGACGGTCTTCCACCATAGGGCGGTTTTCCCTTACAGCGTTCATAAACTTTTCGTCGAGCACATCGAGCTGGTCTTTTATAATCTCGTCGTACTTTCCTGCCCGGAGGTCGTTGTAGCTTTTTTGCTTGTCGGGGCTGGTACTTGCCAGTACCGTATGGAAAACAACTCCCTGTTTTTCGTAAACCGGGCGCACGTCGGCAAAATTCAGGATCACGCCAACACTCCCCACTTCGTCGGTGTCGGTGCTGGCAATTACCTCGCGTGCCGATGTGCCTATCCACAGTGCAGCGCTGGCCATCAGGCCGTCAACAAATGTTACAACGGGTTTTTGCGTGCTTTTTACAATGGCTGCCAGCGCCTGGGTTCCGTCAACGGTTCCGCCGGGGCTGTCAACATGCAGCACAATGGCCGAAATGTTTGTATTGGTATCGGCTTCGCGTATCCTCATGCCAATGGTTGCCATGCCGTCGGGGCCGCAGTCCTGGTCTTCCTTCATCAGCGGGCCCTTTACATCGATAATGGCAACAGCGCCGTAAGGCGCCATATCAAAACCATCTCTCCTGCTCCAGCGCACAGCTTTTATACCGGTTCCGGCAACGGCCAGTGTTTTTGGCTCGGCTGTGTCGGCAGCCAGCGGAAAAAGTTCGGTTTGCCTGTTGAGCAACCCGGCAATAACCGGACCTTGCGCCAATGCAAAATCGGGGTCGATGTACCATTTCCCCTTTAAAATTGCTGAAACAAGTCGTATTGGATGCATTTTATTTGCTCTTTTCGGGCAAATAAAAGCACAAAAACAGGCGGTTTCAAGGACAAAAACCGCCTAAAAATCAATATTTACACGGGTTTCGGGCTATGCAAACGGGTTGTTTACAAATATGGCCCGCGCGAGGGTTTTACCAAAAAACTGTATCGCGCAACCCGCTCTCACTGCTGTATCGTTTCCGCTGGTGAGCTCTGCCGAAACCCTCAACGGGTTCATAGGTAAGCCTGCCAGCTTGGTTTTTCCGTTACCATCGGTAAACAAAACCACCCATTTCCGGGGCTCAAGGTAAGCAAGCGCTTCCTGCAGGGTAGCGTTGTCCTGCGGAATAAACCCGCCAATTGCCGTATTGTAATGCGTTCCGGCATCTGTAACCTCACGGGGCTCGCTAAACTCCATCGAATCGGGCGAGCAGTGAAGCTGGTAAACATTTGTATCGCTCGTTATGCTTACCACTTCTCCCGATACCGATATTACATCGTTGGGTATCGCCCAAATTTTTATAAGTCCGCCCAGGTTGTCGCCTGCTTTAATTACTGTTTTCATACTCGTTTTTTTAAAACTGGCAATGTGTCCTTTATGAGGGACACATTGCCCATAAATTTATATCAATTTATATTCTTTCCAAATAATGAAAATAGCCTCTCCTGGTTATCAGTTTGCGCTTTCTTTCTTCCTGAATTGTGCTTTTCAGAAAGAACTCGTTAAACGACCGGTTTATCTCGTCCTTAAAACTGATATCTGGTTTGATGCCGTTGCGGGCAATTTCCTTTTTTATGCTTTCGGCATCCCAATGGTCGTCGTGTATATCATACAAATCCTGAAAATCCTGGATACATTCTTTCAGGCTGCTGAAACCGCGTTTAAACTGCACATACATTTTTGCCGCCATTTTTATGGCGCCCTCGTGCCGTTTGCCAAAAGCAATAATGTCGGTTTTGCTCAGCTCAAAGCCATGGCGCATAAAGTCGTCCTTACTTATCAGCACTTCAACCATTTCGGTATGGTGCTTCAGATCCTCGCAATACATGTTATCGCGGTGATGGTTTGGACTTTTCAGAAAATTAATAAAATGGCTTTTCTCGTCGGGGTGGTCGTCAAAACAAACGGGCGAGCCGTAGTTAATTTCGAGGTAGCGCTTAACGTAAGGTTTGACCGGGATGGTTACAAAAAATTTAGGCGTACTTTTCATTGGCATTATTGTTAATGCCTGCCACAACAAAACAGTGCTAATATAATATTATTTATTGCAAATAAAGTATTAGTGGCTTCTTTTCTTCATTTCCCCTCCATGTAAAGGAGGGGGTGCGATGGGTTGTGTGTTGGCTGGGGTGGTAAGTTAAAAAAAATTTTTTCTGCAGTTTGCCTACATTTTAGTTGAAATACTTACTTCGCTTACTTTTTCGGGTTAACTGTCAAATAGTCAGGTTTTTAAAACGCTGTTTTGTGTTTTTTCCATGTCGTAAATAAATTTTATTTTACAACAATGTCGTAAGGCGAAGTAAGTTGTTGTAAAGCAAAACCGGCTGTTATTCGCATTTAACTATATATAAATCAAATAATTATAGTAAAAAAAGTAAGCGAAGTAAGAAAAGTAAGTGTTTTAAAGCCGTGGAAATTATTTTTGTTTTTTTCGCCCTTAAAGCGGTAATTTTCGACCCCTTTGTTTTTAAAGTCAAAAATTCGACGGCACGAGAATTTTCTGAACGGGGGGGTACGGGGGGATTTTAAGAAAGTTGCTTGTTGCTGCCCGCACGGACGGGGATACTGGATGCTGGTAGTACAAATAAAAAGAGCACACAACTAAATATTTAGTTATATGCCCTTTATACGGTAATTTTTAATTTCTAATTTCTAATTTAAAAAGGTAAATCCCCGTCAGTTCCTTCCGCAATCTCACCCACTTCCACGTTCTGCGGTGCCGGTTCCTGGAAGCCCCACACTATCATGTTACCCAGTATTGGGGTTTCTTTCTTCTGCTCGTCGGTCATGGCATCGAAAACTTCCTTTTGGAAGCTTTGTTTCACCAGGTGCGTATCCTTGCGGTCGGGTTTCTTATCCTTCAGCTCAAACCCCATCAGGTCGATGTAAACTCCTTTTTCGCCTTTTACAAGGTGGTTGGCCACTATTGGAATAATTAAACACTCTACATCTCCGCTGGTGCTTTTCATGGTGCGGACGGCGCTCTTTAGCTGCCTCAGATTGATTTTTACTGAAATGTTACTCATAATCTTTAATTTATAATTTAAAACTCATATAATTAGCTGCGTGAGGGATAGCAGTGGAAAGCCCGGAATGTAATGAGGACTTGCAGCGTATAGCCCGACCCCCCGGGAACTCGGGGGCACGCCCAAATGTTACAGTTCCGAAAGTTCATTTGCAAAATCTTCCACCTGGTCCCAAAGCCGGCAAATCTGACTTGCCAGGCTTTTTACCTGCTGGTCCATCGTGCCCGCAGCTCGTTTTTTATCGGTTACTTTTAGCATGGCTTATTCAGCATCAGCTTTCATATCTCCCATTAAATCACGGCCCCAGTCTCTTCTATCTCCAGGGAATTCATGTTTAACTTCATAGAATGTAACCATTAAGCAATCATGAACACTCATATATGCCTCGCCATACTGTTTATATTCCCTGAAAGAAAACTGCATATCGGCACACCTTGGATGCCCATTGTTTATCTTCTCAATGTCGGTTTTGAAGTTCTCAATAAAAACCTTGAGCGCATCATCGTTTTGAATAAGGGTTTGGCTTACTTGCTTGCCTAACTCCTGGGCGGCTTTTGTTGCCTGGTTTTTTGGGCTGGTTGACATTGTTGTTTTTGCAAAATACTTTTTCATACTATTAATTTTAAATGGTTATTTAATTGGATTTTTAACGTCAATCCGGAAAAGCAATTCATTGTCGCGTTTGAATGGCCGTTGCGAAACTGGCAGCGAAATTTTACAGGGTTGTTTGCCTATCGATTTAAAAATTTCCTGGGCAACAAATGCTGCAGTAACCCTTGTGTCTGTTTCGCCCAGAACCAGTTTGTATCCGCGTGGTTCTTTGGTGAATTGTATATACCATTCCTGCCTGTATTCCATGTCCTGGTGAAACAATACCCTGTCGCCTTCTTCCATATTGAAAAAACGGCGGGCAGCCTGGCTGAAGTTCATCTTTCCGCGGGCGTTGATGGTGACAAATGCAACGGTGCTTCTGGTAACCTTGTTGCGCTTAACTGTTTTGTCGAATGTTCTGAATGTCATTTCTTATTTCTATTTTTTCATTTCTAATTGTATCCATCAGTTCATTATATAATTCTCCCAATTTTTTTTGCATCGATTTCCACTTACCAGGCTGTTCTTCTTTTACACACAATTTAAACCTGCGTTCATGCCATCGTATTTCGTACTCCAGCTCAAACCGCCTGTAATTTCGGTACCA